GGGGCCATCGGCACCACGGCGGGTGTCCAATACTTCCCGTTCGTGATGTCGTTTAACGCAACCTACGTTGCCAACTTCGGCCAACGCCCCTTCGCCTACACCGCCCCCAGCGGCTTCAAGGCGCTCAATACCAGTTCGTTACCTGCCCCAGTAGTCACGAAGCCTAGTGACGTGATGGACGTGTTGCTGTGGACGGGCAATGGCAGCAACCCGCGCAGCCTTACTGGTCTTAATTTCAGTCCAGATCTGGTCTGGATAAAAGGTCGTCAGTTGATGCCTGATGGGTTTCCTTACGATCACACATTGTTTGACAGTGTGCGTGGCACATCTAAGGATCTGCGCTCAAACAGCACCGCTGTGGAAACCACAAACAATACTTACGGATATTTGGATCAGTTTGACTCGGCTGGGTTCCGAGTCACAAACGGCGCCACTGACGATTACTACGTCAATGAAACCAACAAAACCTACGTCGCCTGGACCTGGGACGCCGGCAGCTCCACCGTCACGAACACACAAGGCTCCATCACTAGTCAGGTGAGGGCTAATGCAAGTGCGGGGTTCTCGATTGTTACTTATACGGGGAATGGTACGAATGGCGCAACAGTTGGACATGGACTAGGTGTTTCACCTGGAATGGTTATTGTCAAATCGCGGTCGGCCGCATACGAGTGGCCGGTGTATCACTCGTCTCTCTCGGCAGGAACAGGGCTTTTTCTTTCCTACGCAATGGCCGCAGGCTCGGTGTCTAGTCAATTCAACTGGGGCGGGATTGGAGCCGCAAGTAATACCACGTTCACCTGCACGCAAGGCGTCACTACCATTAACAACACAAACGCCAATAGTGCCACCTACGTCGCCTACTGTTTCGCCCCAGTAGCCGGGTACGTTTCTATTTCCAGTTTCATTGGTAATGCGTCGAGCGATGGTCCCTTTGTGTATACGGGATTCCGCCCGAAGTTTCTGCTGATTAAAAATGCTTCGCTCGCTGGGTCCAACTGGCGAATTATTGATTCTTCTCGCAACCCGTATAACGAGGCAAATCTTCTTCTCAATCCAAACAGCTCAAACGCCGAACAGACAACAACTGCAAACAAGATTGATTTCTTGTCTAACGGTTTCAAGTGCAGAGGCACAGATGGTGACACCAACGGCAGTGGAAACACCATGATTTACATGGCAATGGCCGAATCACCCTTCCAATACGCCCGCGCACGCTAAGCCGCCCCACTAGTGAACAAGACTAATTATGTTTATCCTTAACAACCAGCCCCTTTCACCAGATCGGGCATTTACAACTGAAGATGGAACTCAGTTTCCAGCAAACTGGCTGAGATTATCCAGTCCTGAGGAGCGGGCAGCACTTGGTATTACCGAGACCGAAGATGAGCCTTGGTATGACCAAAGGTTCTATTGGGGACCAGACCTACCTAAGGACCACGCTCAACTCGTAGAGCAGTGGGTCGGTCAGACTAAAGCTACCGCTGGCACACTGTTGGCCGGTAGTGACTGGTACATCACCCGTCAAGCTGAGACAGGCACTCCAACTCCTGCTGACGTTCTTTTCTACCGCCTTGCTGTACGGGACATCTCCGGTACAAAGGAAGGAAAGATCCGAGCTACCACTACTACTGATGAGTTGGCAGCTTATGTAACCAGTGCTGACTACAGCGGTTGGCCAACAAAAGACGAACCCATTACCCAAGCTGATGACACCATTAGCTTCGACGGTGTAACAAGTGGTTCTTACTTTACCGCTACCTCTATTGTTGGTGGCTTTGGTAATGACACCCTTACCTTTAACTAACCATGATCACTATTCTTGGTATTAAGGTGTCCTATGAGACACTTGCTTTCTTTGTTCTTTTTATTGCATCTGAGTATCTTGGTGTAACTAAGAAGCGTAAGGCTAATAGCGTTACTCAAGCCATCTCTATGGCTGCTGCTTACTTTAGTAAGACACGTACTGAGGATGACACTGTACGTAAGATTCGTCGTACCTTCCGAGGTAAGTAGTAATGGTACTGCTGCAAGTTAAGCAGTACTACCCCCAGACAGATAGTGCAACAGGTCACGGGGATCGGATGTGCTTTAGCTCAACATGTGCTATGGCCATCAAGTATCTCCGTCCTGATGCATTAAAGGGTAGTAACGCCGATGATGATTACCTCCGTACTGTATTGAAGTATGGAGATACAACTGAATATACATCACACATCAAGGCTTGTCAGCAGTACGGTATCTTAGCTACCTTCTACCAAAAGGGTACTAAGCAAGCTTTGATCAATGAACTAAAGGCTGGCTATCCAGTTGCTACTGGTATCCTACATAAAGGTCCTGCTACTGCTCCTAGGGGTGGTGGGCATTGGATGTTATTGATTGGTGATGAGAGTGAACGTGGTGTCTTCCATGACCCATACGGTGAGATGGATAACGTTAACGGAGGCTATGTCACTATTGGTAGTGGTGGTAGTAGTGTCCGTTACTCTTGGAAGAACTGGCTTAAGCGTTGGGAAGTAGAGGGTAGTGGTACTGGTTGGTTCATGACCTTCAGGCCTGTCAACACCCCGCAACCTGTAGCTACCGTTGCTAACACTTGGGAGGGAGTTATTACTGCTGCTAAGGTAGCAGGTGCTAAGTTCCCACAAGTAGTAGCAGCACAGTGGGCATTAGAAAGTGGATGGGGTAAGCATACCTCTGGTACACATAACTACTTTGGACTTAAGGGCTCTGGTACTGACCATGAGACTAAAGAGTTCATCGATGGTAAGTGGATCACGATTACTGCTGGGTTCATTAACTTCCCGGATCTTCAGTCGTGTGTCTCCTATTTGACACAGCGTTGGTACAAGGACTACAAGACATATAAAGGTGTAAATAGAGCAACCTCTGTAGAGGAGTGTTGCAAACTTTTAGTCAAGGAGGGGTACGCCACTGATCCCAACTATAGCACTAAACTGATTAACATCATCAACCAAAAGAAATGATTGAAGCGGTTATCACAGGTGTTGCTTCTCTGGTGATTGGGATAGGTGGCGGTATTGCAGCTATTAATAGTAAATCGAACACACGTATGGATCAATTAGACAAACGTATTGATTCCATTGAGTTGAGGTTTGCTGAGAAGTACGTCCCTCGCCAAGAGCTAGCTAACGCCTTACAAAAGATGGAGGATCACATGATCAGAATCGAGAACAAGCTGGACCAGATTGTATTGAGAAATGGCTAAGAAAACCTGCATTAAATGCGGGATAGAAAAAGAGTTGGACAAATTTGAGAGTAAACGTAACACTTGTAAGGAATGCAGAAACCAGCAAGCTCGTGATTCTCAAAGAGCAAGAACTTGGAAGTACCGAACTCAGTACGGTATTACTTTAAAGGATTACGATTTACTCTACGAACAGCAGAATGGCCTTTGCTCTATTTGTGGTACAGATACCCCTGGAGGTCCCGGAGAACGTTTTAGAGTAGATCATAACCATGAAACGAATGAAGTTCGTGGGTTACTTTGCAATAACTGCAACCGTGGACTTGGTTACTTAAAAGATAGCCCAACAATACTATCTAAAGCCTTGACTTATTTACTTACTAACGGACACTATGGCACCTAAACAGAAAGCTACGGAAGATGCTTTTAACGAATTACATAACCTAGTTACCGAAGAGTTTCTTCGCCGCATTAAATCTGGTGAGGCTAGTACTGCAGATTTAAAAGCCTGCACAGATTGGCTATCTAAAAATGACATTTCGGGTTGCGCGTATCAGGGTAACCCCCTTGACAAACTAGCTACCATCATGCCTAAGGTAGACCCTGAACTTATCCAAAAGAGGTTGTATGGCAAGTCGCACATCTAAATACTATAAGGCTAATCCTGAGGCAAAGGCTAAGCGCCTTGAGCAACAGGCTAAGTACAATAAGACTAAGGAAGGTCTCAAGATCCGTACTAATGCCAATAAGTTAAACCGTAAGCTTGGTACTTATGGTAACGGGGATGGTATGGATGCTTCCCATACAGGTCCTAATAAAGGTAAGTTAGAGTCTCCTAAGGCTAACCGTACACGCCCACGTAAGGGTAAGAAGTATGGCTGATCCATTGATCCGGTAATATGACTCCACTACTGCCTAGTCCTGATCACTACCTCCATAACCTAATAACGATGACAAGCTCTGAAGCAAAAAGGCTACACCGTCGTGCAATTAAAGAATACTTTAACTGTCAATGTGTTTATTGCGGAGAAACTTATGAATTACATGAACTTACACTTGATCACGTTCGCCCTAAGTGTCTTGGTGGCGAAGACCTTACATCAAATCTGGTACCCAGCTGTAGGCAATGTAATCAGGATAAAGGCAGTAGAAATTGGTTACAATGGATGAGGGACACATTCGGTCCTACCAATAGGGAAACACTAATCTTAGCACACATTCGTTAATCATGGACAAAAAGAAAACACTTAAAGAGATGCGTGATGAAATCAATCGAATGATTGAAGCATCTCAAATGCGTCAAAAGGGTCAAAAGGTAACATCTGAAGATATTAAAAGTAACCCTATTGGTACACGGGTTAAGGCAGTTAAGCCTGAAAATTTCCGTACTGATATTGACACAGGTAAAAAGTCTCAACAGTCTAAGGACTACAGTAAAGCAAAAACTTCAGGTACCTACATGGACTCCAATAATAAGCCTTATCCTCCTTCTGCTAATAAGGATAGCAAGCCTCGTCAACGTCCTGGCTCTGGTAAAGAGCGTATGCTGGCAAAGGAAGAGGAAGAGCGTAAGCGTCGTATGCGTGGTGAGTCTAACGTAGTTGGGAGCTAATTATGGCTCCACGTCCAATGCCTGTACGTAGACAACAGTCTCGTGAAATTAAACAGGTACTCAGTGAAGGCACATATACAACTACTGATCCTCAGGGGCAGATTAATGTTATGCGCCAATACCAAGCAGCTAATCTAATTCCACCAGAGTTTAACGCTCCTCAGGAAGTATCTGACGCTGTAGCAGAGCGAATGGCAGCTGGTAGATCCAAGGAACAAGCTCTTAACGAATTAGGCATTAACTTGCCACGTTCTTTCTTTGACAACAAAGGTAAACTTATTGGTAGAAAACTTAGGGATGCTCAAAGCCCAGCACTAATAGAAGCTTGGAACAAAGCTACTGGAGGTTTACCTGCTCAAGATTTGGGTAAACTGGAAGGTCGAGAGTGGACTAACGCACAAAAGGTGGCTCAAGAGGTTGGTCGTCGACTTGGCATGAAACTAGATCTTGGTCACTTTGAGACATCTGCTTCTGGTGCCCCTGGTAATATAGCAGCTGCAGGGGCTGAATACAACCTGGCCAATCAAGCAGCTGGCCGTAGTCTTGAGAATCCATTTAGGCCTCAAACACAGGCTGAGGTTGCTAATCTTGGTATGGCAACTAACAAAGTACAGGGTTTGGCTGAAGCCTCTTTGTTAACTCAAGACCTACCGACTCGTGGTGGTTTGGTTGGTAGTCCGCTTAATCCGTATGTGTCAGTTCTACTTGGTACTACTTTAAGTGGTCAAAGCTCCAGACTCTTACCTCAGGAAAACCTTGAAACATTAAACTACACCTTTGATCAACTGGTTAAACAAGGTGCCAATCCAGTTGCCATGTATGATTACATACGTGAACGTGCTGGTGAAGGTATTGACATTAATGAAATGTCTAGTGCTGGTCAAGAACAGTACGATATTTCTAGGTTTGCCCCTAAGGAAGAAGCACCTAATGCTGGTCCACTAAGGATTACACAACCTGCTGCACCTAAAGGTCCTACAGTAACGACAAAAGGTGTTCCCAAGGGATTAGCAGAACCTCAAGTAATCCTAACAAGCAGTCAATCCTTAGGTCAAAAGGCTGCAGCTATTGCTAATAGGGAACCTGTACCACCACCTAAACCAGTTGTAGTAGTACCTAAACCAGCAGCTAAGCCTAAACCAGTGGCTGCTAAACCTAAACCAAAAGCAGTAACTAAACCCACACCAGTTGTAACTACTAGAACAACTAAGGTTAAACCGACTAGTGCTAGTATGCAAATTAGGGCTATGCAGAATACTGTCCCTGATGTTATGCGTATTCAACCTGGTATGAGCCTACCTAGTACATCTTTAATTCAAGGTATTTAGCGTATGGCAGAAAAGAAAAAGCAAACCATTCAAGATAAAGTCTTGAAGCTAATACGTGACCTAAAGATTGGCTACATCAACGGTCAAAACCCTATGGGTCGTGCTCAAACAGGTCATGGCTACTTCCCTGCTAAGAATGCAGCACTTAACATTGGGGCATTGATGAACATGCCGTATGACCCTGAGATGAGGATTAGACCTAAAGATCCTCAACAACAACTGCGTGCTATTACCTCTGGTATTGGTAGAGTGGAACGTATCCATAATGCCTACATCAAACCACGAGTAAAGCTTGCAGACTAGTGCGTGCTAACGCACACTAACGCTCCACCATAGGTGCCTAGGAGCCTCTACAGGGGGCCTCTAGGTTCCTTTACGCACATTCTACTATGAACAACATTAAACGCGATACAGCGCCTTCTAGGAGTCAATTAAAGATTGCTGGCCATATGACATCATCAGATAAGCAAATCCTTATGGATCATGCTAAGTCTCTTAAACAACAAGGTGGCCGTGGAGCTGCTAAGGAACTAGAGAGAATGAATAAAATGTACGCTCCTTATGGGTTGTCATTTGGTAAAATTGAGGGTGCATAATGGATAATGTCCTCTCTGCTTTGAGAGGCGATTTCAAGCTGTTCCTACAAGCACTGTGGCAACAGCTTGATCTACCCTCTCCTACCCGTGCTCAATACGCCATTGCTGATTACCTACAACACGGTCCTAAACGACTACAGATCCAAGCCTTCCGAGGAGTCGGTAAGAGCTGGATTACTGGAGCGTTTGTGTTGTGGACACTCTTCAATGACCCTGAGAAGAAGATTATGATCATCTCGGCTTCTAAGGAACGTGCGGATAACATGTCGATCTTCCTACAGAAGTTAATCATTGAGACACCGTGGTTAGTGCACCTTAGACCTAAGAGTGATGATAGTCGTTGGAGTCGCATTAGCTTTGATGTTAACTGTTCTCCTCACCAAGCACCATCAGTCAAAAGTGTAGGCATCACAGGTCAGCTTACTGGTAGCCGTGCAGACCTCATGATTCTTGATGACATCGAAGTACCTGGCAACAGCATGACTGAGATGATGCGAGAGAAGCTATTGCAACTCTGTACGGAAGCTGAGTCTATCCTTACACCTAAAAAAGATAGTCGTATCATGTACCTCGGTACACCACAGACTACCTTTACCATCTACCGTAAGCTAGCAGAACGTAACTACCGTCCCTTTGTGTGGCCATCTCGTTACCCACGTAAGGATAAACTATCACAGTATGAAGGTCTACTATCCCCACAGATTGTAGAAGACATAGAGATGGGTGTAGAGGAGTGGGCCCCTACAGATCCTGACCGTTTTACATCTGAAGATCTAGTAGAACGTGAAGCTGCTATGGGTCGTAGTAACTTTATGTTACAGTTTCAATTAGACACAACTTTGAGTGATGCAGAAAAGTTCCCACTTAAATTCAGTGATCTTGTCGTTACCGCTGTTAACCCGACTCAAGCGCCGGATGCTGTTGTGTGGTGCAGTGACCCTCGTAATTGTCTCAAGGATCTGCCTACGGTTGGCCTACCTGGCGATTACTTCTACTCCCCGATGCAGCTCCAAGGAGAGTGGAGTGCGTACAGTGAAACCATATGCTCAGTAGACCCTAGTGGTCGTGGTACAGATGAAACGGCAGCAACATACATAAGTCAAAAGAATGGATTTCTCTACGTTCACGAGGTACGAGCGTATCGCGACGGTTATAGCGATAACACACTTCTTGACATCCTTCGTGGGTGTAAGCGTTATAACGTTACCAAACTTGTTGTTGAAACAAACTTCGGAGACGGTATCGTCGCAGAGCTGTTTAAGAAGCACCTCCAACAAACTAAACAAGCAATAGACGTAGAGGAAGTACGTGCTAATGTCCGTAAAGAAGACCGTATCATCGATACCCTAGAACCAGTCCTTAACCAACATAGACTCATCGTAGATAGGTCGGTAGTAGAGTGGGACTATAACTCTAATAAAGATGCCCCTCCAGAGGATCGTCTACTGTATATGCTCTTCTACCAAATGTCTAGGATGTGTCGGGAGAAGGGTGCTGTTAAACACGACGACAGATTAGACTCATTAGCACAAGGTGTTAAATATTTCATTGATGCTATGGGTATCTCTGCTTATGAAGCTGTTAAGATGCGTAAACAGGAGGAGTGGCAAGACATACTAGACACATTTATAGATGACCCAATAGCTGCTACAAACCACCTAGTTATGGGGATGAATCTAGACCAAAGACGTAAGGCTAGAGGTAAGACAAAAAGCTCTACTCCTATGTGGATAAGCCTGTGACAGTTACTACAACTGTCTACTGCTGAGATCCATTGCGCTGGAATTGATCTTGAGATCCCACCCGTTAAGCGGGAGCTGAAGGGTGGATCAGACCCCGTGAATGGAGAGAGACATGCCTCTATCGAGACACATCTCTCTCTTTATTAATGTCCCTGGGAATGGACATTCTGTAAGTACTACTAAACCCCAAAGACACAAACTTCCACTCCACTGAACTATTAATGTTAATACTGTGAGTACTGTGAGGGATTAGGAGCGCAGCTCCTCCCACTACCGTCACTACTGTTATTAACTCTCTCCTCACTTCCGTTAACGTATGAGTAGAACTTATCGTAAGACACCTACACATGTCTTTAGAGCAGTACAAACTTATAGTGAGTTAAAGCAACAGTCATTCGATGATGATGGTTATACGGTATCCACTCGGCATCGTTATATCCCGTCATTGTATGATGACATACGTCCTTCTTCTTACAACCAATTAGATCATAAGTCGTAATCCACTTCGTTACTCACGACCACCACTAATGCATACTACCACCCCACCACTTCACTCCGTTCAGCTAGTACACATTACCCCTAACGCTGAAGAGCTTATAGCTTACATGGCTAGGGTAAGTAACCCAGCTAATCAAAACAACACTGAGACCAGTGCTAAGTTAATTAAGTATCTTATTGACCATCAACATTGGTCACCCTTTGAGATGGTTAATATGTGTGTATCTATAGAGACAACAAGGAGTATAGCAGCACAGATCTTACGACATAGGAGCTTTAGCTTCCAGGAGTTTAGCCAACGGTATGCTGAAGTACAGCTCAGACCTGAGTTACCAGAGATGAGAAGGCAGGATCTGAAAAATAGACAGAACAGTGTTGATGACCTTCCTCTTGGTGTGTTGCATGAATGCGATCAAGTAGTTGGACAAGCATTGGTAACTAGTTACCGAGCATATGAACGTCTGTTAGAACTAGGTGTAGCTAAAGAGTGTGCTAGAGAAGTATTACCTCTTTGTACACCCACTAAGTTGTATATGAACGGTACCATTAGGTCTTGGATTCACTACTGTCAACTACGCTGCGGTAACGGTACACAAGAGGAGCATAGGATCATTGCCAATGGTGCCTATAAGCTCCTACAAGAGCATCTACCTAGTGTGTGCTCTGCATTCACTGTCTAACGTGTTAGAGGGGCCTCTCTACCGACGCTGGGGGGGGTCTCCTTAATTTTTGACATAATTTTAACAAGCCTTATATCGACAGTGGACCTCGTAATTCCCCCCCAGTGCCCCCCTCTTGCGATCAAGGACTCACACGGTATAACAATAGACACCACTGTATATAGTGCACTGCTAGCCAGTGGTATACTAATTGGTAGCGGTGGAGTACTGGGTACAGCTGGTTAGTAACTGGTGGTGGAAGGGTATAACGCTATATGTAGTGGTGTTAGGATATGGTGACACTAGGTAGATACCAAGTGATCTGTCTGCCCCTCTTAACTCAGTTAGACAGTGCAGCTATAACGCTCTCAGACACGCCTAGAAGCGGCTATAAGGCGCCTCTAACAGTTAATAGGTATACTGAGCCCTAGAGCACAGTAGAGAGGCATTGTAGACGGTTATCAATAGTTTGTTCACACTCACGCTACTTATCACCTAGGTCCGTACGACATACACCACGATACCAAACCACTATGTGGTACCGATGCCACCACTAATTGGTAGCTAGGAGCCCAACTTAGGGCTTGACAAGGCGGCTCGGATGGGCTATGGTAGGTTCATCGGTGGGGGAGGCGAGACCGCCACTCCTCACTCAGCACCAGCGGTCCTTTCGCTACGCTTCAGCACCTAGACAATTGCATATTTAGGTCGTCACAAGACGGAACTAGTGGAGCGAGCGATCCCACGAGTAGTTATAGGTTGCAACCCGACCTGACTACACGACCTAGTGTGCGTTAGCACTAACACAGAGCCACATGTGTTTAATAAATTAGATCATGGCAATTGTCCACCATTAACGGAGTTAACTATGTCCCTTACTCTTGACCGTAAAGTAGCTACTGGTCTTCTCAGTAAAGCTACTACTGGTAATGATCTCTTGTCTGTACTTGAGATGATTACATCTACCTTTACCAAACCACCTGTTAACAACGAACCTACACTTGAGGAGATTGAGTTTTAATGCTAGCTTTAGCTATCCTAATCATCGGCACCATTTACACTATTAAGGAGGTCAATGACAACGTATTCCTTTGATCAATTGCGTGATGCTGTGCAGGAATGCACCAGCTATGATCTTGTTCAACGCTTTAGTGATGATGAGGATGAGTATGTACTCGTTGATCCTTATGGAGATGTGGATGGTGAGCCCTTCTATGATCTTAATGATGTAGAAGACTTCATCCGCAATAACGATCAAGTTGATCAGTACCTCTACGAACTCACCAACAAATGACTTATACCATTTCACGTATGGATGATGAGGGCAACTGGATTGCTCTTGAGTCATTCGAGACATATAGTGAGGCTGAGATGAATCACGATTGGTATAGTGACAAATATCCCTATGCCTTAGTTGATATCGTCAGCACACTAGAGTAACACTTGTCCCTTTCATTCACATAATTTGTTCACTACGTTCACAATCACGAGGCCTAACGTTATGACCACTGCTGTTGTTCCATTTATGCTCAAGGGTGATGCACTTGTTGCATTCGTCGATGAGAGAATGGAATTAGTTAACCGGGGTGAGCAGACTCGCACTGAGATGATCAAGGACGCTGGCTACATGTATGACAATGGTAAGCCTATGTACACTGAGTTCTACACTGAGCTACTCAATGCACGAGGTATTGTACCCACCACTGATACAGACAAAGCTGATCAAGAGTATGATGACCTGACCAGTGAGGAGAAGGATCTCTATGATAAGATCACTGATATGCTTGGTGAGAAGTGGACTCATGAGGAGACTATTGAGTTCATGGATGAGCTGTATGAGAATGGCATCAACACTGCTAGTGAGTTTGAGGAAGCTTATGAGTACACCCATGATAGCTACTCTAGCTATGCTGAGAAAGAGTTCAGTGAGTACTTTTGTATCGAAGTGATGGGAGCTGAGATTCCAGAGTGTGTCCTCTGTGCTGTAGATTGGCAAGCTGTGTGGGATCATAACCTACGTTATGACTTCTGTAGCATTGAGACTGTTAACGGTACCTTCTTCTTTCGTAATAACTGATTATGCATAACTTTAGAGTTGTACTTGACAGCGTTGACAACCCTGGTAAGTTCACCTTCATTGATGTTGACAACGCTAAGGACCTAGAGGATTGTATCAACTCTATTCGTACTGAATGGGATCATCAGTTCACTATTCAACAAATCACTGAGGTTAACTAATGACTATCTTGCAATACAAAGTCATGTCGTACATCACAGCTGATGATACTCAGCCATACTGTCACGGGTATTACGATACAGAAGAAGCAGCCCAACGTGTAGCAAACGACTACAATAACATGTGGGCATACATCGAGCACAAACTCTACGCAAAGGTTGAGCACGTATGACTGAACAAAACATTATCCTTGCTGTGATTGGTATGGTTGGATTGTTTGCTACGGCTACTATCTTCCAACGTGCTAATCGCATCACTAGCCGCTACTACGCTAACAAGATCAATCGTGATCTTATCGATCTCAATAACCGCACCTTTAACTGACCGCCACCCACTTAACTAAGATGACTGTTTTCACACTCACAAACTACTGCGATTGCGGTTCTACCAACATTCTTGGTGTCTTCAATAGTATGGAGGCTGTGATTGAGCGTATGCGTGTCTTGGCTGCTATGACTGATCCTGGTGATGAGTATCGCATTGAATGCTTTGAGGTAAAGACCTTTGAGGAAGAGGAGGAGAACACTTCACGTATCCTTCGCTCTCGTGCAGAGTGGAAGGCTAAGCAAGCTAAGATGGAGGAAGAGTGATGCATGACACTGCTATTAAAGTTGATGTCTACCCTGATGAATTCAAGCCTATTATGAAGGCACTCAAGTACTCGCTATTGTGTGATGACTCACGCAAGGTATTGACTGGTGATGAGTGGTCTACTCTTAATGGGTGGCTTGACTACTTCTCTGATGTTGCACTTAATGAGGGTATCTAATGGCTAAAGCATTGACTGATGAACAACGTAAACTGCGTCTTGAGATGATTGATATCGTAGCTCAAGGCATTAAGACACAAGCTCATGCTGGCTACTATGATGCTGCTCAAGTAGAGTACCTGACAACACAGGTTAAGCGTGTTGCTAAGTTCCTTTGCGTTGCTAACTAATGTACACCACACATAAAGGTCTGCGTGAGTATGAGATCACGCTTGGTTCAGGTGTTTGGTATCTCCTAGCACCCAGCTCTGAAGCTGCTGCATGGACAGCATTGGAGTTGTCCAAAGAACGTAATGATGAGTTGCTTAATGTTAAACAAACTGATGAATGGTAATGGGTAAGAAGAAAGAGTATCCCAACAACTGGCAAGAATACAAAGATGCTGATGATGACATGTTCCATGCTCATACCTATGAGGAGATCATGTCTTGGAAGGTAGCAGGTTGGGAACTCCCATCTTCTGTATGCTGTATCATCCGCACCTCTGACCTTAAGACAAAGAAGGTTAAGGAGTATGTCTACCAGAAGCGTAGTGCTGCACAAGCTAAGGTAGATGCATTGATCGACACACCTGACATTGAGTTCACTGTTGTTGATCACGAGTCCATTCATTTCCTCACCCCTACTAATTTCGATTATGAGTAACACCACCTTTTCTCGTCGCCTTCAACAACTGATCAAGCAAGTAGAGAATCATCCTAATCGTGATGAGATCATCAAACTTGCACAAGAACAACTTGTTGATGATACGTTCACAATCACCAGCGTTAACTAATTGGCTACACCTGCACAGATAGATGAACAGGTAGCGTTAGAGCGAGAGCAAATCAGGCAAGGACTCCAGCGCCTTAGAGATAATACTCGTAAGCTACAGGATCAAAGCTATGCAAGTGCTACGGTGTATGGTGCAGCGTCTATTGATGCGTTGTTACCTGCACTTGTTAAGTACATTGAAGAGACCACTGAATACCGCCTTAAGCGAGGTTCTGGTCACCAGTTTGACATCATCAAGAACTATGTCACTCAGTTAGAGCCATTGGCTGCTGCTGCCATTGCATTAAAGATTACCTTTGATCATGTGTTCTCCACTAAGAAAGGTAATGATCAACTGCAATCAGTATGTGATGGCATCGGTCATGCTATTGAGTCTGAGTGTCAGATGCGTTACTATGAGAAGTCAGCACCTGGTCTACTAGCTGTACTCAAGAAGAACTACTTCCATAGGTCTATTGGTACACACCAAAAACTGGTGGTTATCCGTACACTTATGAATAGGTCTGATGTACCTGATTGGGAGGCTTGGGGTAGAGCTAATCGCATTAAGCTAGGTGCATGGCTACTTGACTGCATTATGACTACTAGTGGGTGGTTCGTAAAGGAGCTACGTAGGCTTGGAAAGGTAACGGTCACCTTCGTGGTACCAACACCTGAGTTCCTCGCTATCAAGGACAAGGTAATGACTGAGGCAGAGCTGTTTGCTCCACTTGCTTGGCCAATGCTCATCGAACCTAACGATTGGACTAGTGATCGTGCTGGTGGTTACCTTCTCAACGAGGTAATGCGAGGCTATCCTTTGGTTCGTCGTGGAGATCCCACCCGTCTACAGGAGGGTACCCCCATTGAGTTCTTAAACAGGATTCAGAAGGTAGCTTACCAGATAAATCCCTTTATTTATGGGGTAGCTGAGGAGTTAGTAGAATTAGAACGCTCCGTTGGTAAGTTCCTTCCTATTGTTCATCATCCTCTTCCTGTTAAACCTGCTGATATTGAAACTAACTACGATAGTCGTAAGGATTATCGGAGAAGAGCAGCAGAGGTGAGGAACATACAAGCACAAGAGCCTAAGAAGTCATGCCGAACACGTATGACAATGGAGGCAGCTAAACGATTCAAGGATAGGGAGAGGTTCTTTTGTCCATGGTCATTTGACTATAGAGGAAGAGCATACCCTATCCCTGCTTTCTTAACACCACAAGATACTGACTTTGGTAAGTCATTACTTAGGTTTGCTGATGGTGCTTATATGGTACCAGAAGCTGAGTCGTGGTTAGCATTCCATGTAGCAACCTGTTATGGGTTAGATAAAGCTACAATGGAGGATAGGTTAGAGTGGGTGTCTAATAACATCACACTCATCAGCCGAATTGCTACTGATCCGATTGGGTCTTTACCTGAGTGGGAAGTAGCAGAAGAACCATGGCAATTCTTAGCTAGTTGTGATGAGTATTATCATTGCGTGATCGCAGCTGATAGACAATTTACAACCCTGCCTGTTGCTGTAGACGCTACGTGTAGTGGTCTCCAAATCTTGGCTGGACTTGCACGAGATAAATCAACAGCTAAACTAGTTAATGTATTACCTGGTGATAAACCACAAGATGCCTATAAGGTAGTGGCTGAGGTAGCTATGCCCTCAGTACCTGAACGCTTACGTCCATTCCTAGATAGGAAGAAGACCAAGCGATGTGTTATGACCATCCCTTACAATGCTAAGCCTTACTCCAACAGGGGTTACATTAAAGAGGCTTTCTTGGAGGATGGGATAGAGCTTGAGAAGGAAGAGCTAACTCAAGTTGTTCAAGCTATCAGGTCAGCTATGGATGTGGTCGTACCAGGTCCTATGGCTGTCATGAAATGGATTGAGGCTGAAGTAGCTGCTGCTGTTAAGCGTGGTGCTAAACACTTGGAATGGGTAACACCATCTGGGTTTGTTGTACACCAGAAGCTAAACAAGAAACAGTTCCAGTCTATGGAGCTACAGTTACTGGGTCGTTGTAAGATGAAGGTGGCAGTTGGGGAGACTGATGAGGTCGACCTTAATCACCACAAGAATGCAACAGCTCCTAACCTTATCCATTCACTCGACGCTAGCCTGCTACATTTGAGTGTCTTACGCTTTGATGCACCCATTGCTCTTATCCATGATTCTGTGCTTTGCCGTGCAACGGATATGTCCTCCCTGTCTACTATTGTCAGAGAGACATACATGCACCTCTTTGCAGAGCATGATTACCTACGAGACTTTGCCAAGTACATTGGTGCAGAGTCTGAACCACCGATCATTGGTGATCTAGAACCAGAGACCGTTATTGAGAGTACGTATTTCTTCTGCTGAGTTAGCGTCTCCTCCATAGATAGGAGGCACGCTTTTTCTAACTCAGCTAGTCATGAAAGTATGTAACAAATGCCTTGAGGTTAAACCATTCACTGAGTTTTATGTGGGATCTGCTTACAAGGATGGGTACCGCCCTACTTGTAAAGCTTGCGTATCTTTGTATTACAAGGAACGTAATGCAACCGCCGATCAAAAGGCTAAGAACAGAGAGTGGTCTATCAAACGTAGATACCAAATTTCACAGGAAGATTACGACTCACTGTTAATTAGTCAAAGTGACGCTTGTAAAATTTGTGGATCCACCTCCTCACGTAGAGGTGACCAACCTTTAGTTGTAGATCATTGTCACCAAACTGGGGAGGTAAGAGGATTACTCTGCCACCCATGTAATGTAGCTATTGGATTGTTAGGGGATAATATCTCTACTCTCCAATCTGCTATTAACTATTTATCAACCTACCATTAATGTCACAACCAATCCACGTTACTCAACAGCCTGTTGTCCTCGAAGGTTACCAAGCTGTACTGAAACCATCTAAGTTTGGCTATTCACTGTCTGCTATCCTGGACTCCCAGCTTATCGAAGCATTGGAGGAGGATCGTAAAGAAACCCTCAAGTGGGCAGAAGGGAAACTGAAGAATCCTAAGCGTAGCGTCCTGAAGCCTGAGCCTTGGGAAGAAGTTACTGAGGGTAAGTACAAGACTAAGTTCTCCTGGAATGAAGAGAACCGTCCTCCTGTTGTAGACAGTGAGGGCACACCTATCACTAATGCTGACCTGCCTGTCTATAGTGGCAGTAAGGTTAAGCTTGCCTTCAAACAGAAACCTTACATCCTCAAGGATGGTGTCACCTATGGCACTAGTCTTAAGCTTGTAGGTGTACAAGTTGTAGAGCTTGGAGGTGGTGCTGGTGTCGACCGTAGCGAGCTTGGTAACACTGAGGTAGCTGCACTGTTCGGTCAGACTACTGGCTTCAAGGCTGGCTCAGTACCTGCTACTGTTACTGAGGCTAGTGATGATGTCGTCGAGGATGACGATTTCTGATGGCATTCCGCTCAGGACTTGAAGAGAAGGTCGCTGATCTTCTCACCAACCTGGGTGTTAAATACGAATACGAATCAACCAAGGTACCTTACGTACTGCAATGCAACTACACGCCCGACTTCCTCCTCCCATCAGGTATCTACCTAGAGACCAAGGGACAACTTACCGATGAGGATCGGCGTAAGATGAAAGCAGTTAAGGCAGCACATCCTGACCTTGATATTCGTTTCGTATTCCAAACACCTTATAACAAGATCTATAAAGGATCTAAGACTACCTATGCCAAGTGGGCTGATAAACATGGCTTCCCTTGGTGTTCCTTCCACTCGATTCCTATTTCATGGCTGACGTAAAAGAAATCAGTCAAGTCGTTAGCGCCTTGATTGAAGCCTTCGATAAGACAAGCTCACCTAATGACATCATCGAAGCTTTTGATGATGCCCTTGAGGGGTATGAGCAACTGATCCAAACTTACCACCAAAAGTAATGCGCCCCACTATGTACGGTACTGTTGAGTTCTTCGCTGATGGCTTCAGTGACTACCTTGCTGATGTTGATAGCACAAACCCAGCAACCACAGAAAACATCATTCAAGGTTTCTATCAAGCACTAGACTCATGGTTCGAGTATCACGATGAGCAAGCACGAACTTATGCAGACATCCGAAAGCGAGTTCGTCAGGCACTTACCGTGTGATACATGTGGGTCATCTGATGCAGCTAGCCTGTACACAGATGGCCACACTTTTTGCTTTTCATGTAACGCCTACACCAAAGGTGATGGCGATGTTCACAATCACACAATGTCCACCAATGTCCAACTCCGAGGTTCAGCCGAGCGGCTGCAAAAGCGGAACATCTCAGAAAAGGTTTGTCAACAATACCGGATCTACAAAGACGGAGACGTTCTACGCTTCTATTATTTCGACGATGCTGGAGTCGTTAAAGGTTGTAAGGTAAAGACAAAGAGCAAGCTATTCACCTATGAAGGAGAAACACCTGGAACACTCTTTGGACAACATTTGTTTCCCGCCACTGGAAAACGAGTCGTTATCACTGAGGGGGAACTCGATGCAGCTTCATGTAGTGAGGCTATGCCGGGGTGGCCGATGGTATCTCTACCTAGCGGTGCCGCAGCGGCAAGGAAGTCGATTCAACGGGCTCTCCAATGGCTCCAGGGTTATGAGGAGATTGTCCTGTTCTTCGACAATGACGAGGCGGGCCGTAAGGCGTCGGAGGACGCAGCAGGGGTCCTACCACCTGGCAAGACAAAGATCGCAAGACTTGAGGAATACAAGGATGCGTCAGACGCTCTCCAGGTCAATGACACTGAAGCGATTCGTCGAGCTATTTGGGACGCGAAGCCTTACCGTCCAGATGGAATCGTCGATGGCAAAAGCCTACTAGAGATAGTAACAACACCAAACCCACCATCTGATCATGACTACCCATTCCAAGGATTACAGGCAAAGCTTCACGGAATCAGGTACGGAGAGCTTGTTACGATTACTGCAGGCTCTGGCATTGGTAAATCCTCATTCTGCCGTGAACTCGCAACTCACCTTCTTAACAACGGAGAACGGGTTGGGTACTTGGCACTTGAAGAAAGTAACCGTAGAACCGCCTTGGGACTGATGTCCGCTGCTGTAGGTAAATCACTACACCTTGGTAATCATGACAGAGATGCCCTCACTGAAGCTTATACTCACAGTCTTGCTAAGTGGAACCTGTTTCTTTTTGATGGCTTCGGTTCTTTCGACCCAGACGTTATCTATAACCGAATTGAATACCTTGCTTGCGGGTTAGATACTAAGGTCATCTTCCTTGACCACCTCTCGATCCTTATGTCTGGATTGGAGGGTGATGAGAGGCGGATGATTGATGTTACTATGACCAAGCTACGTTCTCTTGTAGAGCGTACTGGTATCGCTATGTTCCTTGTCTCCCACCTACGACGCACATCCAATGACACAAACCACGAAGAAGGTGCCCGAGTCACCCTTGGACAGCTTCGAGGTTCGGCAGCTATTGCTCAATTGTCAGATGGAGTTATTGCGCTTGAACGGAACCAGCAAGCGGATCGAGGAGGCTCTTCAACGACTGTGCGAGTCCTCAAAAACCGTTATAGTGGGGAAGTAGGTGTAGCTTGTCAGCTGACCTATGACCTAGATACTTGTAAATTTACTGAGACTGAAGCTAATGACTTCGACCCTTCCACCGACTTCTAATGGTGAGCGTTACCTGCACTTCCCTACTGGTCTTACATTGAAGGCACCTAATCCCCCTACACCTGAGGCAATCAAGCGAGCACAGTTCGTTGATAAGACCTACAAGTGGACAGGTAAGTGAACCTAATCTTTGACTTAGAAACAGACGGTCTATACAATGATGCTACCAAGATCCACTGTATCGGCATCTATGATCTTGACACTGAGCAGACTCTTGTCTTCAATGATGAGGGGAGTGAGCAACCAATTACAAAAGGCGTTCAACTACTCGAAGATGCCTGTTGTCTTATTGGCCATAACATTGTCGGTTATGATATTCCTGTTCTCCGTAAACTCTACCCTTGGTTTAGCCCCAACGCTAGGGTTGTGGATACTTTGGTTCTCAGCCGTATCTATCATGCTGACATGTTGAAGACTGATCAGAAGCGTAAGTGGGGTAACATGCCACCTAAGCTTCTAGGTCGTCACTCACTAGAGTCATACGGCTACAGGCTAGGCGTGTACAAAGGAGAATTTGGTAAAGACACTGACTGGAAACACTGGTCACAAGAAATGCAGGACTACTGCATACAAGACGTAAAAGTAACACAGAAGTTATGGCAACATTTCCATCCATACCTGACTTCATCCAACTAGAACATGATGTCGCAACAATCCTCACAGAGCAGGAGATACATGGGTGGTACTTTGATGAAAGAGCTGCATGGGAACTTGAATCGACTCTCCGAGGAGAGCTTGAAGGACTTACTCAGCTACTACGCAACAGGTACCCTCTCATTAAAGACAGAGAGTTCACTCCTAAACGAGTTAACCGCACAACGGGATACGTCGCAGGTGCTCCTCTCACTAAGCTAAAGGAGTTCAACCCTGGTAGTCGTGATCACATTGCATGGGTCATGAAGAACCATCATGGTTGGATACCCGATAAAGAGACAGCAAGTGGCAAGACTGCCATTGATGAAACTGTTCTCAAAGATATTGGTACAGAGGAGGCACTACAGTTCTTCCGCTGCCTAGAGCTTACTAAGCAACTAGGTATGTTGTCTGAGGGACAGAATGCTTGGCTTAAACTAGTCAAGGGTAACCGTATTCACCACCACTGTTCGGTTGCTACTAACACACATAGATGTGCTCACCGTAATCCAAACCTCGGGCAGGTACCAAGTGATCTTAACTTTAGAAAGCTATTTTGTGCTAGCCCTGGGCATGTCATGGTTGGCGCTGATCTCGCAGGCATTGAACTTAGAATGCTCGCACACTACCTTGCCCGATATGATGGAGGCAGGTACGGAGATGTTCTTCTCAACGGTGACATACACCAAGAGAACGCTGACAAGATAGGCATATCACGCCGACTAGTAAAGACTGTAACGTATGCCTTTCTATATGGGGCAGGCGATCAAAAGATAGGACTTAGTTATGACCAAAGCCTTTCCCCGAACAAGGCTAAAGAAAAAGGGGCTGAGATACGAAGTGCTTATGTTGCTGCCATTGACGGCTTGGATAGTCTTCTTACCGCTGTTCGTCAAGCAGGTGAGCGAGGCTTTATCAGGTCCATAGACACACGTAAGATACCTGTAGATAGTCCACACAAGGCACTCAACTACCTCCTCCAGTCAGGAGCCGGTGTTGTAGCTAAGCGTTGGATGGCTATCGCTAATCAGAACTTTCCTACTATTGACAACGACTATCTCAGTCACACTCATCAACTAGCATTTATCCACGACGAATTACAGTGGGAATGCCTACCAACTTATGCAGAGGATCTTAAGGAACACCTAGAGATGTGCGCTGCATTAGCTGGCGAATACTATAATCTCCGTATCCCTATCGCTGCCGAGGGTAAGATCGGATCCACCTGGGCAGATGTTCACTAATTATGGCTGTTAAATCAAAGACTGCACTGGGACGTGTAGAGTTTAAGTCCCGTGCCAAATATAAACGTACACGACAAGGTAACGGTACTCGATCACTGCCCTCTCACGGACGTAAGCTTCGTCGAGGTCAAGGTAAGTGAGTCTACTTATTGATGCTGACTTCATTGTCTATAAATGCTGTGCCGGAGCTGAAACAGAAATTGACTTTGGAGAAGACCTTATCGTCGTCACCTCCAACTTCAATGAAGCCTATGAGTACGTTGAACGGGAACTCTATAACATCGCAACAAACCTTGGATGTTTCGATGACTCTATTTTGTTTTTTAGTGATAGCGTCAACTTTCGTAAATCTATTGATCCAGCGTATAAAGGACATCGAAATCGAAAGAAGCCGTGTGGCTACAAAAGGGTCATCAATAAACTCAAGGAGGAATACAACGTTGTTGTGATGCCTACACTAGAGGCTGATGATGCCCTCGGTATCTACGCCACTAAAGAGCCAGGACACATCATTTGCAGCCCCGACAAGGACATGCGACAGATCCCTGGGGACCTCTATGACCTCACAGATGGAGTGGTTACTGTAGAGCCTGAGGAAGGCCGTAGGTGGCACCTCATTCAAACACTAGCTGGTGACCAGACTGATGGCTATGCTGGTGTACCTGGTATTGGTATTAAACGTGCTGTTGCTCTCTTTGAGAAGGAAGGCTACACTTGGGACACAGTAGTTAAAGCATTTGCTGAGAAGGATCTTGGAGAAGATGTAGCTCTCATGAATGCACGCCTCGCTAAGATTCTACAATGTGATGACTATGATTTCACCAATCAAGAACCAAGACTTTGGTCTCCCAGCACCAGTAGTGGAGCTGACAATGGAGCAGCAGTTCAAACTCAAACAGATTGAGAATGCACTGCATAATCCAGAGACAAAGTTAGAAGATGTAATTACTATCTTCATGGCTCTACAACGCCAAAACTTTACTCTCTGTAATACAGTATCCAACCTAGTTAAGAAATGGCCAACAGTAACCTCACAGGACCCTCCTACTACAAGCGAGGGTCAATTCAAGTTTGGGATTTCATCCGAGACCAAGGACTGAACTTTCATCTTGGTAATGCAATCAAATACATCTGCCGTGCTGGTTATAAAGACAGCAAAGTAGAAGATCTCAAAAAAGCAATCCACTATCTTCAAAATGAGCTTGAAAGCCAAGTCGTTTCTCAGTATCCAATCAAAGGAGTTCCGGAAAAGTTTCCGGGTCAAGAACAATACGAGTCCAGCTTCACGGACTATGCAGCGGACTTTGATCGTTGAGGAATTTAAAGAGTTCCTTGATGCTGACAACCAACTCATCAAAGGATTCGTAGTTAATGCTACCGATACCCTTAAGGAGTTGGCTGATCTTGTTTATGTCTGCTATCAATACGCAGAGAACCTTGGTTGGGACCTTGATGAAGCCCTCAACCGTGTCCACCAAAGCAATATGAGTAAGCTTGGGGAGGACGGAGAACCTGTGTACCGAGAGGATGGTAAAGTCCTCAAGGGTCCTAACTATCAACCACCAAACCTTAGTGATCTTGTCTAATATGTCCACTGACCTTATTGCCCGTACTGGGCGTGTTCAATCTTGGATCGATGATCCTACCTCACGACTGCCTGTGTCGTGTACAGTATTTGTTGTAGAGGACACCATGGAGGGTCCTAATGGAATCGAAGCATCTTGGCGATTTGTTAGCCACGCTCTACGCTATGGAGCGGGAGTTGCAGTCCATCTATCTAAACTCCGGGCACGAGGAGAGGAGAATGATAAAGGCTTGGTTGCATCAGGCCCCGTATCTTTTGCCAAGATCTACTCAACACTAAACGAGATCCTTCGACGTGGAGGTGTCTATAAGAATGGAGCTGTTGTACTGCACCTTGATCTCAGTCATCCTGATGTGCTTGAGTTTATTACTGCTTCTCGGGCTGAGCTTCCTTGGGTTAAGCGTTGCGTTAACATTAACAAGCGTTGGTGGGAACTTGCTACCCAAGAAGTTAAGGACGCCCTCCTTGAAGGAATCAAAAAGGGTGACATCTGGCTCAACAAAACAAAGGTAGATCGTAATGGAAATCGAATCCGAGGTAACGTATGCTTGGAGGTCTACCTCCCAAGCCGGGGAACATGTCTACTTCAACATGTCAACCTCGGCGGATGTGAACTCAATGACATTCAAGGTGCGTTTGTTCACGGAATGTCCGAACTGTGCAACCTTCACGGCAAAACAAATGTTGGAGAAAGTGGAGAGTACCTCCCTTCAGAGACTGATCGCCAAGTCGGTCTCGGATTGCTGGGACTTGCCAACCTTCTCCGACGCTACAACGTAACCTATGAGACCTTTGGTAAGGCTCTCAAGGATATCAATGATGGACAGATGGCACAGACCCCTGCCCATATTCTTGCAGCTGAGATCAACGCTGGTGTAACTGCAGCAGCACATACCGCCCGTATCAACAAGATGGATCGAGCGTTTGCTATTGCACCTACAGCGTCCTGTAGCTACCGCTATAAAGACTTGGATGGGTACACTACCTGTCCTGAGATTGCTCCTCCTATTGCCCGCCAAGTAGACCGTGATAGCGGTACCTTCGGCGTCCAGAGCTTCGACTATGGTCCTGTTGAGATCGCGTCTGAAGTTGGCTGGGAGAACTATAAGCGAGTTGCGGATGAGATTGTCCGTATGCTCGATAAGACGGGACTTCTTCATGGGTACTCATTCAACTCGTGGTCTGATGTGATCACGTATGATGAGGAGTTCATTGAGGAGTGGCTGGATAGCCCCCAAACATCTCTTTACTACTCACTCCAAGTGATGGGAGACGTTCAGGATAAATCCAGCGCATATGCAGCACTGGATGAAGCTGAAGTCGATGATTACCTGGAGTCTATTCTTAATGACCCGGCTGGCGCTAGTCAGCCCCAAGCTCCTGATTGTAATTGCGGCGAATGAACCCTTATCAAAAACTACAAAATCGTAAACGTACCTGGACACCAGTCCAGACCACAGCAGGTGAACTTTGTGCAGGCTCTGAAGAAACCATCTACCGTGCGCTCGCTATGCGACACATGGAACTCCCCGTTGGTAGCTTCATTCAAGATGCCCTTAGTGAAATTCCAGCTCTATCGGCAGACCTGCTTAAATCTAATGTCAAAGACGAGGAAAACCACGACTTGGCTCTCGGTTACATCGCCAATGCTTTGGGTGTTGACGAAACTGCTGAAGCCGAAGCAAAGCGCCTTAGGGATGCTTGGGAAGCGCATCCTGATCACACGGTCCTCAAGGCACTTGTTGCCGAGCGTGCAATTTTCTTCGTACTACTCCCTTTCTTCCGCTTTAATGGTGACGCTGGTCTCAGAACCGTAAGCGCCGACATCAGTCGTGACGAACAGGTTCACGTAGCTGCTAACAGCCTTGTGTGTAAGGAGCTAGGGTTGGAGATCAGCCCTTCCCTTGACAAGCTGCGTAAGGCTACTATTAACTGGGTTATGTCACCTTTGAAAGCGTCCACCAACAAATATCTGGACAAAAAATTTTGGCTGGATGCCAGTGATCGCTTGATGTATGAAGGGAAGGCTCCAGAGCTTTCTGATACAAAGCGAGCACGTATGCCTGCCTTCTTTGAACATGCAAACCCCAACCTACCTCAGTATGCTTGAGACCCATGGTCTCCAGTTTACTTCTCTCCTCCAACAACTAGAAGAGAACTTCCCACCACTTAATCCCCACCCGGATGATCCACACTCATTAATCATGTACCGCTCTGGCCAACGTTCTGTGGTCGAGTGGATTCAACACCAACTCAACGAAGAGAACAATGGCTAAGAAACAAGAGCAACGTAGAGAAGCACCTAAGCCCACACCAATGCCACAACGTAGGGAAGAACCTAGGACGACCCTTGGTCAAGGTATTAGGGCTGCAGGTGCAGATGGTATTACTAAGAAAGAACTGAACTTTATTGCGGATACAACTGGCAAGTCTAGCAGTCAAATTATCCAAAAACTAGACCAGGTTAATAAAAACCTAAAGTCTAATGATAAGACTGGCATCAACCTTGGTGCTGCTGCTAGCAATATGCTCATCCGTGAAGCAAGTAAGCAGTCACCCACTGGTTACAATACTTACCTCAGTTCGATCATGGGTCCTGCAATGGGAACTGGTCGTCTTGGAACTGAACTGCAGCGTAGGGCTACTGAGTTTGGTACTACCGGCAGCATGGGTTCACTTATTCCACGAGGTATGAGCGCCATGCCTAGTGGTAGGTTGACTGTATCTGGTGTTGGTAAGCAGTTCGAGCTTCCTAAGACAAAGATACTCAACCCGATTGACCTAGAAACAGGTGGCAACAGGCCTCCTGGTGGTAATAATACTGATGTTGAACCAACAGTTGAGGAAGTGGCTCCTACTACAATAGACACACAAGCTCCTGATATGGGTATCAGTGCTGACC